TACGGGGCCGCTAGAGCCCTTAAATGGGGGGTTAGGCTAGACCTAACTCGTCAGCCAGAGCCTTAACTTCGGCTGGCTCGTCCATAATTTCAAAGTGCATATCATCCTTGCGTGACTTATAAGTGTAGCCACCTCTAAGATGATACTTCTTGCACAACATATCAAGGGTCTTGCGCTGCTCAGGAGTAAATGTATTCTCCTTGCCAAGCGGGTGCTTGGATGCATTAAGGTCAATCGCTGTACCAGATGAGTGATTGGATAGGTTCTCAGTCTGACCACGGATAGGACGATAAGCATAACCCCAATCATCTAGTCCACCCTTGTCAATAGGTTCAACTAGTGCATGAAACTCTGCTGCAAAAGCAGCAAGGATACGACCAGCAGTAGCCTGGCAGCGTATCTTAATATCAGTACCCGCAATAGGAAATTGCTTGATGTGAATTTCTGCTGGGTCTTTAGATGCATTCCAGCCATTTGAACTCTTCTCCATTACTTAACATCCTTATGTAGTACTTCTGCAATAACTTCATTGTCTTCGCCTGCCTTAGATGTAGCAGTACGGAATGCTTCCTGAATATCCTTGATAGATACATCACCATTCCATGCAATCATTACACCAATGTAGGTAGATACAGTTACAGCAGCGGTGCCAAATGCAACAATACCACCAGTAAACCAACTGCCAGTTACAATTGAACCTACGCCCATACCTGCAGGGAATGACATAAGTGCAAGACCAAAGGTGCGCTTAGCAATTTCCTTAGGCTTGGCTGTATTAATCTTCATATTCTTCATCTTCTATCCATTCTTCTACATCTATGCTTGGTGTAATTGGTTCCCACTGTGGCTCAGGAATAATGAATCCCATTAGTTACGCTCACAAAGAATCTTATATATATCGTCAACGCGCTGTTCTAACCTTGTAACTTGGTCTTTGACACTGCTGCCATGATTCGGTTTAAGTTCTGCTAATACTTCCTTGATATGGTGCCTAAACCACCAGCGGAACCAACCACCTGCAACAATCAAAAGAAACAAGTAGCCACTTAAAGCAGTAGCCATCATTGAAACATTGTTAAGGTCGAACTTCATTTGCGCGTTATACCGTTCTGATAGTGAGTGTGATGATGCCACCGTATCCTGTGAATCTCTTATCAGGTGGGGTAACATCGGTGAACTTGACTTCTTCAATAAGACACTGACGGATTTCTCCAGTACGGAAGTCCTGCCATGTGACTACATCTCCGTTTGTCTCTGCGTCTTCCAACGCAGCCAAACGCTCGATGGCTCTGCCTTCGTAGCCAATGGTTGAGTTATACTTGTCAGTCTCTGTATCAAAGTTCATAAGCGGGATTGAGATTATACGGTTACGCGGTGTGGCAGGTACTGCCTTCAACTGGTATCCCTTAAATACTGCACCCTTAGTGTTATCAGATGCATCACGGTAGATAGTAAAGCGTAGCCCTAGTGAATCTTGTGCACCATTTGGCTGTGTGATTGTAACTTCTGGGTTACCTACTGCAGCGTCATACTGCACTACATCGTAGCGTGTGCCTGTATCTGTAATTGTTTGAATGGACATAGAGCCATATGCAAAGTCACCGCGTCCAACTACACGCTTAAAGTTTTTAGGCTCTAGTGTATTGAAACGAATAAGTCCTGTCTCAACATAACCGCTAGTACGCAACTGCGTTGCGTGCTCCATGTATGCATGTCCAACAATAACTACAGTAGATGTAGATGGAGCAGAGGTAGCAGCAATTGTAGATGTGCTAGCAATTGTGTATGTAAATGATGATGTAGTTGGTACTGTTGCTACAGTATATGGACCAGTTGAATTAGTGCTATCAAAAGGTGTGCCAACACCTGTAATCCAAACAGAATTGCCTACTGCAAGATTATGAGCAGCAGACATAGTAAGGGTGGCAACGCCACCTGTAGCCGCTTTAGTAGACACCAATGTATCCACAGTTTTAGCAGCAGTTGCAAACATAATCTGGTCAGTGTCACCTACAAATGCGCAGGTAGTTGTTGTCTGACCTTCATAATTGTCATAATGCACATCATGTGCATATGCAAAACGCAGCGTGCCCTGACCTAGTTCTGTAGCCAAGTCAATACGAATAACTCCTGGCTCTGTGTTAACACCAGTTGCACACCATACAAAACTATCACGAGCACAGAAGTCATAAACTGGCTGACTTGTGTGAACCAGCAATGGTCCATAAGTTAAAGTTCCATATGCATCTATGGATGCAACGCGAACACCCTTGTTGGTTCCAATAATCATATAGCCAAGATAGCCAAAAATACGATGAACAATTTCACCTACTGGCATTTCTGCTGCAGTAATAGCGGATGAAAGAGTAATAATTGTACCGTTATCTGCAAGGTTAAACTTAAAGATAGATGACTTAACACCTTCATATCCTGATACATAAATAGCAGTACCTGATTCGGCAACACTAGAAAATACATAAGATGTAGATGGATGTGTATATATAGGCTGTGGGTCTGTTGATTGTGTAACGGGAAATTCAAATATTCTATTATTAGATGCTAAAATAATACGCTGTTTAACATAACCTATAGCGGCTCGTGTCGTAAACTGGGAGTTTGTTCCTGTTTCAGTCCACATAGTGCTAGCACTTGTAGAAGTAGATGCAGAAATTAATTTCTTTTCCATACGAGTTTTACCGCCAGCACCAGATGCTGTTGAATTTGTAACCCAATATATGGTTTGACCATCAGATGTAGCGGCATAAACGCGGTCTGCTGAACCAGAATCATAATCTACCCAATGCTCCACATTTCCAGCAGAATCAATACGGTCAAGGTCATAACCATCATGTAAAATTACGCCTTGATTAACAGTAGTTGAACCAGCATTAACCCACTTAGCACTAAATAAGCGTTGCAATGGACGACCATATGTCACATCAACTGGAGTTGTAGTGCCATGTCCTTGTGTGGTTTCATGCAATAGACTTACTTGTCCTTGTGTCCAGATGTCTACACCATATGAATCCTTAACTCGGTACGAGTTAGTTGAGATTGTATCTGAATACGGGTTAGCAAGTGGGTCATAAAAAACAATCCCCTCTCCAGCATGGAAAGAGGATTGGCTACGCAACCACCAGTTGCTGAGCGATTGCTCACCTGGGTCACGCTGTGAATCAAACTGCTGCTTGCGGAACTGTGCAGTAGCACGCTCGTAAGGGCGGTCATCACGAATAGCAGTTAGGAAAGGGATACCAGCAATGGCACAGTCATATGTATTGCCTGTGTTCTGCCAGATGTTAGTGGTATTAAGACCAACCTCAACGGCAATAGCACGGGTACTTCTACCTTCGGTAATATCACGACTAGCCATGCTGACTCCTTAAATAAACTCGTTTGATTCTATAAAATCCACACCTGCAAGAGCATCATACTGTGCACATTAAAGTGTTGGTGTATCTAGCCCAGCCAAAGGATTTGGTGGAAGCACCTCAATAGGTGCAGCAATAAACTCATTGCCATCCCATGTATCACCAATGCCAGCAAACTTGCCACCAAAATTAGCATTGTATGATGTCTTTACCCATGTGCCACCAAATGTATTGATTAGCCATGTGTATCCTTCGTCACCTTCTGGTGCATTGTTGTCTGTAACAAGTACACGAATAACTTTATTGTCTGAATCTAATTCTGCAAAATGTGCCATTATATCTCCTATTGATACCAAGAAACTATTACAATACCTGAACCACCACTTGATGTTCCAGTTGATTTTCCTCCACCACCACCGCCAGTGTTAGCAAAACCATTAGTGCCACCGCTTCCTGTGTTGCCGCCACCGCCGCCATTAACGCCATTGCGATACCAAGAACCTCCGCCACCACCAAAGCCATATGCTCCACCAAGACCAGGGCTATCATCATAACCATCATTGTAACCTGATGAGAAACCTCCAGAGCCAGAGCCTTCGCCATTTCCAGTCCAATATAAAGCACCTAAAGCGGTAACTGTAGTTGTGCCAGCAAATGAACTATCATTACCAACAGCACCTGCTGAACCTCCTGCACCTACTGTAACTGTGCAAGATGAACCAGCGGCTGCTTGAATAATTCTACGAATTACCTGACCG